GGTACTGGCTGTCGTAGCAATCCTCTAACACGTCCCAGTCTTGACTGAGCTGGTCAGCGATGACTCCAATGAGCTGCCCGAGGATTGCCGTGCTTTCGGTGTTGAGGCTCGGACTGATGTCGGCTCTGACGCTGGCCACTATCTCGTCGATAATTTCCTGACGTGTCTTTTTGCGAAAGCCAGTGCTGAGAACGCCATAGCTAGACATGTCAAATCTCCACCTCGATCACAAACGGTTCATAGACCAGGGCCCCGTTGACTTCGACTCCAACTTCAATCGTCACGGTCAGCGTTCGCGTTGCGTTGTCCAGCGACGTTGATAGTGATCTAATCTCAATGACCCCCGGACAACCGCGGGCCACGTCCATCAGCATGGCCCTTACCTTAGCTTCGTTGGGGTTTTTCTTGAGGACATGCAGCTGGTACGGGACTCCCTCCTCGTCATTCAAAAACCACTCCCCGAGGAAGAACCTGTAGCGAATTTGCAATTCCTGGCGAATTGCTGCGGACCCCGTGACTAGCTGCAAGTCGTTCGTGCTGAGGTCAAGGTCTCCTGTTGAATCAAGTAGTAAATCAGCCATCAGCCCACCCCAATGCTTCTTTCATTTCGGCCGCTCTTCTTTCGACCTCGAGTACTTCCTCCCGAGTCCAGGTAGCACTTGAAACCGCTAGACCTCCATCGGCTGTGACTTCGACGAACGACCCCAAGGCCACCTCTCCACTGATGTCGGATTTGGCGACTTCTAAGATTAGGTTCCGAGCGTCCCATCTCAGCATGACCGAGTCCCCCGTGATGTCCTGGACAAACATGACGTCCATCAGTCCACGCCCCCAGCCACGGTATCCCCGCCACTGCTTACGCCCACAACGTCAGCGTTATCCTTGACCTCAGTCAGAGCGAGCTCGATGCATTTGGCCATCACTTCAGCCAACGCGGTTGCAATTGCCTCCTCGGTCGAAGGCGGGGAGCCTCCACCAAATTGAGCCACAAACTCGTCCTTGATGGCCGTCTTCATTGCTTCAGTGGGCGTTGTTGTGATGGCCATCAGTCTGCCTTGACCTTGTCTGCCGCGACACTACCCACGGTCCCGTGCGTCGTACCAAAAGCGGCCGTGATAATCCCGGGCATAGCGCTGGGTCCGACAGTCGCGGTTGTGGTGTGGCTGCTTGGCGCTTGGTGAGCCGTGATAAAGTTGTTGACCGTGGTTTTCAAGGAATCGATTTCATCCACGACTTTCTGCGCCAGGGCCACGAAGTCCGCCGCGTTCTCCGAGCCGAGGTGAATCTCGCCGCCAGGCTTCAGGTGGATTTGAATCCCCCCGTCCTTGCCCAACACCATGTTCTCGGCGTGCGCGTCTGAGAGCGCAAGCTTGCGCGGATAGAGCCCGGGGTAAGCCACTGCGTCGCTGAGCGAATGCATGCGGTAGTCTAGCGGGTCGGTCTCTTGGCCTTGCTTGTCCAGCCACTGGTCGAGGCTCCGCTCAACAAAGTGGACGTGGACCAGGTCTCCTTTTTCGAGCGGCCACGATACAAAAAACGAGCCCGACCCAGAACCTCCTCGGGGGAAAATCACGGGAACGTCCATCAACAAGGGCAAGGATTCTGGGGCGAGCTCAGTCCCATCAGTAGCGACAAGACGACGCTTGATCAATAGCTGGATGTCCGCCTTTTGCTCGGCCAGGTCGTAGGTCTGGATGGCCCCCGGTAGAGACACGTGGATATCCGCCTGCGCGCTCTTGATGGCCAGGCGAATCACCTCGGCCAGGCTCGGACTGCGGCTCTGTTCCCTCATGCCTCGGCCATCTCCATCTCAGTCTCCCATTGCGCTCCCCAGGTGTCGCCCACGTGTTTGACCTTTTGCACGAGGTACTGACCAGAGATGAGGAGCGACTCTAGGTCTATGAGAACCCCGGGTTTGATTCTCCCGTTCAATAGCGAGCGCGCTGATACAATCCCTTTTTCACCAACCTCCGGTGAACCGAGCAGACCTTTCGAGTCGTTGAGCTCGATTGCGGGACCGGATACTGCTTCACCTGGCGCACGGAAGAGGAGACCCTTGTCCTGTACGGAGTACGATAGACCCATAGCGGCAGCCACGTCCTCAAGTACGTCAGCGCTCTTCCCGGAAAGCACAATGCTATTGATAAGCTCTTTGAGAACAGACCGAGCACCATCACTTGCCACCTTTTCTTTGAGGTTCCCGGTGTCTAGCCCGAGAGTCTCAGCCACTTTCTGTAGTACCGCGCCCATCTTTTGCGGGCCACGCAGGCTCAGATTGACACGCGAGCTTTGCAGCGCCGCAGTGCCGTCCCCCAACTCTAGGGCGACAATCCAGTCCACGGCCTCACGGGTAATTGTCGCGTTCGCGATATCCCCCTTGAATATCTGGTTGCGTTCTTCCACGTAACCGGCCTCGATGCTGACCTCAAGACCTTTCTCTTGCAGCCAACTACGGGAGTTCTCGCTGAGGTTCCATATGCTCAGAGAGGCCGTGTTTGCGCTTCGGTCCAGCGTTTTCGTGACGTCAAACGTCAACTTGAGCAATGGCTGCCGCTCGCCCGCAGCCGTGCGCGCATCAATCGTGAATGCATCAGTGATGATGCGCACGTCCCGATTCAACAGCCTGGTCAAGCGCCCTCCACATAGCGCACCTTGCATTCGTTGCCCAAGGTGTCCGAGTCGGGCTCAGTGTCCGCACCGGTAGAGTCTACAACCGTCAGGGTCCCCGGGGGGCAGGAAGCCAAGGCAATGCGTTGTAGCAAATCGGTGCCCACGACCAGGCGCATGCCATACCGGATTGAGTTTCCGTTCACGTCCGCCAGATGGAGGTTCCAGCGATGTGCTCGAGCATTGTAGTGCCAGTCCAGTATGTACGTTTCGCCGTCAAGGACAACGCTGTACCGATGGTCAAGATTATCCTGGAAGACAGGTAATTCACGAGTAGCCATTATGCTACAATCCTTGTGTTCTGCCTGCCATAGTCGGTCGTACCAGCGGGGTCAGTGACTTCGGCCGTAAGCACCTCCCGAAAGGATAGGTTCATTTCCACGGCGTAGCCCAGGTTACTGTTGCGCGGTACCTCGACCGACTCGAGGGCCATGTTCTCGTACTGGCGCAAGGTGGTCACCACTGTGATGAGCTCAGCGTTGTTGAGGATTTCTAGCACCTTTTCGTAAGCTTCAATCGAGCGGTCATTGCGCAGCGCTCCGCCCCATATCAGGGGGTGGTCAGTGACCAGGCCACGGATGCTCAGCCTGTTTGGCTGACGCCGTATGTGGTCCGTGATATCCGCGCCTTTTTCTACCGGATGCTGCGTGATTTCATTGGCTGCGGTGTGCGTCTCGTCAATGCTGACGTCAAGCTCGACGGCGCCAACGGGTAGAGTCTCCTCACTGGCGTTGACGCCAAAGCGGACGCGTTGCTTGAAGATGAGGCCGAAGGTTGCCATTAGCCGGCCTCCAGTGCATAGTCGCGCGCCGCGGCTTTGAGGTTCCGATCGTTCTCGCGCGCAATCATGGGGGGAACCATTTCGGCCAAGCGACGGGCTAGGTCCTCATCCGACTCGCCTGGTCTGGCCGTGACGTTGAACGTGTTCGTTTGCTGACCTTGGTTGATGAGGGCTCCCCGACCTGCGCCCGGGGTCGCAGCAATTCTACCGCGACCAGCAATTCTACCGCCACCGCCTGCCGCTCCTTCGGAAGAGCCAGCGTCAAAGAATCCGAGTTGTTCACCAATGAACTCCCCTGCTTTGATCAATGCATTGAGAGGGGCTGCTGATATCTTCCAAATCGTACTGACGACTTTCTTGATACGCGTTGCCCACTTGTCCACGGCCGTTTCGCTCAGTCCAATGAATTTCAGCCAGTATTTCAGGGCCGTATCTAAGGTGTCCTTGAAGGCCGCGCCAATGCCCCCGAGCTCATCAGCAAGGGACATAAAGCCCTGATACATCGTGGTGAAGAAATTCTCTTGCCCCGTTGCCAGTTTCCATAACTCGCGGGCCAGGAAAATCACCGTCCCGATAATGATGGCCAGTGCCACGGCCGTGAGCGCAAGGGGGATATTGACGGCCAACCATGCGGCCCCCGCCTTGACCGCGGCTGCCACCCATGCGGCCGAGGTACGTGCGGCGCTAACGACGGCCTTGCGCGCCAGGTGAATGTACAGCCTGATTTTCCACGCCTGAAAAACCATCCATGAAGCGGTTGACCTGGCCGCCGCTTTCATCCACGCAATTGACGTTGCCCATGCGCTTTTGATAGCAAACAGCTTGGTCCGTATCATATTTCTAATGGCGCGGATCCGCGCCTTTACAAACCACTCGATGGCCAGTTTGTTGGCCTTGACCCAATGGATGCCATAGGCGACAGCCGCCCCGGCGGCCAACGATGACACGAACGAGATGCCTGTCTTGTAGGTATCCCGCCACTTGTTGAACTCGTCAATGGACTTTTTGACCGCGGCAATAATGCGATCGATGCTGGCGATTATGCTATCAATGGCTGCCGACACACTGGTTTTGATGCCCTCCCATGTACTGACAACCTTGGTTTTGGCATTGCTCGCCCATTCCGCAATGGTCCCCCCGAGGGCCTTGAACAGACCAATGATGTCGCCAATGACCGACTCGCCACCCTTGCGCCACATCTCGAAGTCTTCAATAAGCAATCCAATAAGCGCAATGAGCAACAGCATGGGAACGCCAGGTAAAAGTAAAGCGACCGCAATTGCTGCGGCTATGGCTGCAATCCTGGCAAACACCTTTGCGGTAGGTCCGAGCTCGTCATACCAGTCTCGAGTCGCCTTGGCGATGCGGCCGAAGAACGTAACGACAGCAGAGATGACACGTCCAACGCGTTCAAGGAATTTCTCAACGCGTTGCTTGATCAAGGCCTTGTTCTCTTTGAACCACGCCTTGGTTTCGTCGACGATGACGCGGGTTTTGTTGACGAGCTTGGTTATGGCCGGCAACAGAAATCCCATCATGATGCCGACTATCTCTTTGAGCGCGGACCACAAATTGCGGCTCGCGTTGGCAAAGCCCTTGGCCGTTCTTGTCGCGTCTCCGGTAGCCCCTTGCGTACCTAGCTGACGTTGGATTGCGGCATAGCGCAACGCTACACGCTGCCCCTCGGTCATGGCTTGGATGCTGGTCGTGATGCCCTGACGCAAAGCCTCCTGCTCTAGGGCTGCCACCCTGACGTCAACGCCAAACCGCTGCAACGGCTCGGCTGACCCAATGAGGCCGGACCGAAGTGCAATCAAGGCCTCTTCACTCGTCACGTTGTTGAACGATGAGATGTCCAGAGCGAGCTCAGCAACACTAACGCCCATTTCACCGGCAGCCTGAGCGGTACCCAAAGCAGGCTTGACCAAGGCGCCTATGTTGGACGCCATGTCCTGCAATTGCATGCCGGTTGCGCCGGTCCGCTTGCTGATGTCGTCAAGCTGTTTCTGGACGGTGCTAGACGCATTGCCAAACACAGCGCCGAATTTGTTCGCGGTCTCCTCGATATCCGAC